ACTGGAAAACGGTGAGTTAGTGGAAGTTGATTAACAGTTGACTGATAGAGCAATTAGAATTTAATTGATAATAATTACCATTTACCTGACATCAGGAAAATGGTTCAAAACGGAACAAAAATGAACAAAGAAGAATTTCAGACAAAGAAAAATGATATTGATTCAAAAATAAGGGAATTGAAAAATCAGAAAATTCAGTTGGAAAAGGAATACATTGAATCCAACCAAGGATTCCCTGTTGGAAGTAAGGTCTGTATAACGGTCATGGCTCATGAAAGGAACAATGAAAGGATATTGGTTCCCGAAGCAAAGAAGTTAGCCTATATCGCAGATTATGAAATTGATGATAACGGAGAGGTTGTCCCATCTTTAAGACAGTTGGATTACAATGGGGGCATGTCAGCAATACCTTTATTTGTTAATTTAAAAAAGGCTATAATTGAATTAGCGTAAATCGATATAGATATGAGTAAAAAAAGAACAATGCAAATAGACGCAATTGAGGAAGTAAAAGGAACTCAATTCATGCAATGCAAACTGTATATAGATGGCAATGCGAGTGTTATTCTTATGAATAAAATCGATTATGAAAGGCTGAAAGAAGAAGGAATCTTCATAAGAGATGGCAAAAGTCAAGATTCAGCCGGAGTGTTGAATACAACCAATACTTTCATTGAAAAAAATTAACACTCAAAAAATTTATGAGTGAATTATATATACCGCCTGAGCGATTTGAGAGAGACTTTATTACCGGACGATTTTTAAAAGGTTGTGTTTCTCACAACAAGGGTCGTAAAATGGTTTATCATTCAAAACGTTCCAAGGCCAGAAGTATAAAAAATCTGTCTAAAGGACGTGGGGCTTGGCATAAGACTGGTGCAGGCATGAATAAAAAGAGCGTTGTTTTGATAAAGGATGAGAAATTATGTGGAGTATTCCCTTCGATACAAATGGCTGGTAAGATGATTGGCGTGGCTCCTTCTTTGATCAGTGCTATATGTCGGAAAGTGAGAGGCAAACATACGGCTAATGGATACAGATGTTTTTTTGAAGATAGCAATGATTGGTATAATTTAATTAAACAAGATTATGAATAATGACAGGCAGAAGATATTAACTGATTATATTTCTTACATATACACAACAGGCAGGACTTATGATACTGTCGGGAAATATATCAAGCATGTCACGGATTTTTTAGAGATGAGCAAAGAAGTGAACCGCCGTGGTTATTTGAACTACAAGCGTGAAAATGCAGATGTCATGGTGCGTCACTCCATAATGTGTTCAGCTATATGCGATCTATTATCCTTCCTCAACATCGGATATGGAAAAAGGGAAAAGGCGGTGAAACCTTTGGAAAAACTTGATGTCATTTCTGAGAAGAACAAGAAACAACTTCATGATTTCATTATATGGCTGACTGACAACAATGATTACTCTTCTCATACAGTTGATATATATTACACATCCATGAAGAAGTATTTCGAGTATGCCAATGAGGTAAACATGGATAATTGCAGGAGGTTTATAAAAAGTCTTGAAGAAGAAAAATTATCTCCTGCTACCATCCGTTTGCGGATTACAGCAATCGAAAGATTTTCTAAATGGCTGAAGAAGCCTATAGAACTGAAGCGTCCTAAAATAAAGCGCAAGCTTGATGTGAACAATGTGCCGACCGAAGAGGAATATAACCGGCTGTTGGAATATCTCAAGGGAAAAAACAATAAGGATTACTACTTTTTTATCAAGGTATTGGGTACAACGGGCGCCCGTCTGTCGGAATTTCAACGATTTACATGGGAGGATATAATTAGTGGTGAGGTTACATTGAAAGGTAAAGGTAACAAGTACAGACGTTTTTTCTTCCAAAAGCAATTGCAGCAGGAAGCGAAGGTTTACGCTAAGGAATATGGTAAGACCGGGATTTTTGCGGTAGGGAGATTCGGCCCGATCACACAGCGTGGCTTTTCCCAGCACTTGAAAGCATGGGGGAAACATTGCGGCATTGATTTAAAGAAGATGCACGCGCATGCCTTCCGACATTTTTTCGCTAAAATGTTCCTGAAAAAAAACAAAGATGTTATTCAACTGGCCGATCTTCTCGGTCATGGAAGTGTAGACACAACAAGAATTTATTTACAGAAAAGTTATGACGAACAAAAAAAAGATTTTAATCGAAACGTTACATGGTAGTGTTGCGCAGCTCAATGAACTGTCATCCATGACCGAAGGGATAGACATCTATGACGATACCGGGCATGTTGACACCGATTTCTTGATCGAAGCGATATCTTGCGTCAGTGCCTTCATAGACGCAAGCAACATAGTTGTAGAAAAAATATCTTCACTGTTAGCGCCGGATGTTCCGATAGCTGAAAAGAAAAAGCAGGCTGACGAAGGCAAAAAATGGAGTGTGGAAGAGATATTGAAACATTGTACTCTTGAGGACGGTGTTCTGAAACTTCCTCAAGTTCAATTTAACAAAAAGTCTTATGCTGAAGCAAAGAAGTGGATAGAAGAAGCCGGAGGCTCATGGCAAGGTGGGAAGATACAGGGTTTCACATTTCCGTTTAATCCGGAACGTGTGTTTTCCGTTTTGAAAGAGGGTAAACGGTGCAACCTACAGCAGGATTATCAATTTTTTGAAACTCCGTCTGATGTTGCCGACTGGCTGGTTATGCTTGCCGGAGGGATACATGAGGATGATACGGTACTGGAGCCAAGTGCCGGGCGTGGCGCGCTTATTAAAGCAATTCACCGAGCTTGTCCTTCTGTGATGGTTGAGTGTTATGAGCTGATGCCGGAAAACAGAGAATTTCTTCACACCCTTAACAACGTAATATTGCTTGATGAAGACTTTACCAAAGACAGTGTAGGTAGTTACACTAAGATTATTGCAAATCCTCCGTTTTCCGGTAATCAGGATATAGAGCATGTCAGGCTTATGTATGATCGATTGGAAGAAGGCGGCACGCTTGCAGCAATAACCAGCCAACACTGGAAATTCGCTTCGGAAAAGAGATGTATTGATTTCCGCAACTGGCTGAAAGAAGTACATGGAGAAGTGTTTGAAATCAGCGCAGGCGAGTTTAAAGAGAGTGGCACTTCTATTAGTACAATGGCGGTAGTTATAAAAAAATAATTCAAAATAAGATAGAAATGAAAGAAAGACTGCTTGATTTTAACAGACAAGATAAGCCAGCTATTGTAGAAGATTCTAACGGAGAACTGATAACTGAACTGAAAAAGCAATATAAAGAAATTCAGCAAAATTTAGGATTGGCTATAACGATGCTCGAAAAAGGGCAGCTCACCGAAGGAATGAAAGAAAACATCCTTTCTCTGACAGACCACAATGTGAATAGGTTTCTTACTCGAATGGGATATGAAGGTGTACTTGCAGAGAAACAAAAGAAATTAACTGAACAAATCCGCTCATTGAATGATGAAAATCGAAAATTACGTCATCAGCTTGGGGAGAAGGTTTCAAACGAAGATGTTAGAGAACGTTTGAAGATTATGGTATCATCATTTAGAAATTGGTGGACTGAATATGGATTTGGGCATGTTAGTGACTTTTATTTTGGAGAATACGTTGCAAAAATCTCATTGAGTGGAATGGTTTTCGCTTCCCGTGTTTCAAAGGCAGGAGAAGAAAAGAAAGAAGAATACTTGTCTCGGTTAGGTTTTGAGATAGAAGATAGGATGGTTATCTACAATGACAAATCTATTGCGCTACTAAATAAGCTACTTACCGATAAATATCCAAGTATTGATATTTATAGTATCAATCTGACCACTTCGGCTTTGAATGGAGTACCCGTTATCCAAGATGTAGTAGTTTTCTTGAGAGATTTAGACAACCTTACCGAAACCGCATCTCCTATCAACTAATTCCAAATTATTAATTCAAATCAGGAAAATTATGAATAAAAGAACAATTCAAATAGATGTTATCGGTCCGATAGAAGAAACTGAATTAATGAAATGTAAATTGTATGTTGATGGTCGTGTGTGTGTAATCGGAATGTCACGATATGACTATGAAGAGTTAATGCGAGAAAAAGTGTTTATCCGGGATGGTAAGAGCGTTGATTCTGCTGGTGTGATAAACACGACTAACACTTTCATCGAAAAAAATTAATATTTAAAACCGATATAGGAATGAATATGAGTGGAAAAGATGTATTAAGGCTATTACTTATCAGTTACGGTTTTTGCCGTAATATTGAGATAAGTACTTATATTGGAGATGGTGGATGGATTGGTTACGAAGTATCGGCCAGTAATGACGATGGCATTGAATACTATGAAGTAGATTGTGAAGGTTTACTTTTTAATATATACGAGATACAGAAATTTATGAGAGATGAAAATATTGAACCTCGTTCAATGCTTGGAAACTTTAGCAACAAACATCTTCTTTCAGATGAGTCTTTAAATAAGCTACTGAATATGTCAGAAAATAAAAATTACTGTAAAACAAACCCTTATGAATAGGCGTAAAACAAGATAAAAATGAACAAAGAAGAATTTCAGACAAAGAAAAATGATATCAATTCAAAAATAAGGGAATTGAAAAGTCAGAAAATTAAGCTGGAGAAGGAGTACATTGAATCCAATGCGAAGTATCCTATCGGAAGCAAGGTATGTATTACTACTCCTGCATCCACATATATAAGATTAGATAACCATGAAAGTGTTGTTATTCCTGAAAAAAAACAATACGCCTATATTAAGGGTTATAATATTGGTTTTTATGATACCATTGACCCATTGTTTAGCAAGGCCAAGAAAGATGGTACCATGTCGGATGTAAACTTGTATGTTAATCTTACGAATACTACGATAGAACTGGTAAAGGAGTAATTGTTATGGCAAAAATAATAAATTTAGGTGCGCATTGTAGTGAGTGTATTCACTATCAAGTATTGTATGGCTTTGCAGAAGAGAATAACGGCAAGAAAACACTCAAGTATTGTAAACACTATAAAAGTATAAAATATGACTAAGAAAATTGGTGTTGTAGGATCAATGATAAACTCTTCTGATTATCTCTTATTCAAAGAATTGGAAACAGGATATGTACTTGAACGATATGATTCGGTTGATGAAGCTAGAAAAAGTAATTGCGATGCTGTTATAGTAACCGATAAGGATAAGATTGATAATGAAGAAACGCCTATTCTATATTACAACAAGCCTGTTGTTGAAGGTTTTGATATGATTCCGTTTAATTCACCTAAAATAAAATGTCGTGCCAAGGACGATAGGTGTGTTAAAAAGCAGATTACAAAACGTAGGAAGAAAGACAAGAACCCCAAAACACATAGGAGGAAGAGAAGATGAAGGTAGAAGTAGGAACCCTTGATAGAGATGATCTATTTGAATACAGGGGTGTAATATACGAGGTCTTATATAAGACGGATTATTGTGTCCGTTGCCAATACCCGAATGACAAATACCGTTACAGGGATAAATGGGAATATCTCTATACCGAGTTTAGTTTATGGACAAAAGTTAATAAATTATGAAAACACTGGTTTTTGATGTGATGCTTGACGGGCGGTTTGTACATACGTTCAGATACCGATACTGCCCGTTGTTTCCGATAGACGAACAGGAACTGGAGAAGTTTGTCACTGACAGGCTTCCTACATTGAAAGGAAAGGATTTTAAAATAGTATTTTGATATGAAACAGACAGTAGAAGAAGCTGCAAAAGAGTGTAGACGTACAACTGCTCAATCAATGGGTGTATATGCCCAATATCACTCAATAGATGAGTGTCCTAATCATGGGATTACATATGACGAGATTGCAGAAGCTGCATTTATAAAAGGTGCAGAATGGCAGTCAAAACAATCGCCTTGGATAAGTGTTAAGGACAAGGCTGGTTGTGACACATCTGGCGACTGTATTGTAATGGTTATGAATGGTGATATATTCAAAGCGTATTTTTCATCTAAAAACAAATGGATGAAAAGTAATGGCGGTCATTATGATGAAGTGATAGATGATGTTGTTTCATGGCTTCCCATCCCGTCTTTCGATGAAATACTCGAAGCCAACAAGGATGTACTGGAACGGATTAAAGAGAAAGGAGATTAATATGGAAGTAAAGAACGTAGGACAACTTAGAAAAATCATAGAGAACCTTCCCGATGATTTTGAAATCGAGATGCGTATCAGACGCAAATTGACGGATGAAGAATTGAAAAATTGCAGATACCCTTATCCTTACGATACAGAGTATTTAACTTTGGAATTTGACGATATAGGCGTTTTTGACAAAGTATTGTGTTTG